CCCTTAAACAATTAGGAGCATTCTTTGGATGTCCCGGAACATTTAAAACATTTGATGAAGGCGGAAGAGTTCGGCTGCAAGCAGGGGGTCAAGGTCTTGTTCAATGTGTTGAAACAAAATTAAAACAACCAGGCGCTATGGAGAAAGTCGCACAGCTGCCTGAAGAAGTTAGCGGTACTCTAGGTAAAATAAAAAATGTAGCCAGAGGATTTTTAGGAGCACTCGGAAAATGGGGACCTAAAGTTGGGAAGTATGGAGCCGTTGTTGCGGCAGGAGCTATAGCTCAACCACTCGTTAAACAATTCATGAACGATGATCCAACAACTTATTTAACTGATCCCGATCAACAAGCAGGAATGCTTTTAGCGACACTCGAGGCACAAGAACGACCAAAACCTAGAAATGAAATTCTTGATTGGGGTATAGGAGCAGGAGCAGTCGGTGCAACAGCAGCCACGATCCCTGGTACCCGCGCCTTGTGGAAAGCAAGACGGCTACCTACTTTAAAAAGAGCGGGCATGGGTATGCCTCGTGCTGCCATGGGTCCATTAATGAAATATATTTCCGGGATGTATACTCCCGCAGGACTGCTTGCAACAGAGCCATTACGAATTGCACAAAAAAGAAGTCAAGGAGAAGGCTGGGGAGAAATAGCTAAAGATCCAACGATGTGGATGGGACCAGCATTCGCACCAGGAATGACAAGACTAGCAACTGCTGGGATGAAGAGCAAGCCATTACTCGCTAAAGCTTTAAGACTGGGTATGAGTAAGCCTGCCTTAAAACTGTTGGGTAGAACAGGTGGATATGGACTTCTGGCGTCATTAGGATTAACAGGTTACGATAAATATCAAGACTGGAAAAATAAGAGGGGGTGGTTTGCAAAAGATTAATAAAACATTAACTAAAAATATGCCCCATGTAAAATGGAAAGAAATTCCACCTGTAAAAGGGCCAAATTCACAAGGGTTGAATGTTCCTGTAAAACAAGCTAAAACATTGGAGAACTCGAGGAAAATAAATGGCAGATATAGACAAAGTTCTACCTAACGTAGAGCAAACAATAACAATTCCACCTGAAGAAGAAATCATCGCCCACAAAGAAACGGGAATAACTCAAGTTGGTGAAGATGATGTTAGAGTAGAACAACAAGAAGATGGAAGCGTTGATATAAATTTTAATCCGAATGCGGTTAACCAACCGGGCGGAGAAGGCCATTTTGACAATTTAGCAGAACTACTTCCAGACGATGTCCTAGGAAAATTAGGATCAGAATTAAATGAAAATTATATGCAGTATAAATCTTCCAGAAAAGATTGGGAAGATACTTATACTAAGGGCTTAGATCTTTTAGGATTTAAATACGAAAATCCAACACAACCTTTTCAAGGAGCTAGCGGTGCAACACACCCAGTCCTTGCAGAATCAGTAACACAGTTTCAAGCACAAGCTTATAAAGAATTGCTGCCAGCAACAGGTCCAGTCCATACTCAAGTAATGGGTAGACCGGACCGACAGAAAGAAGATCAATCTGTTCGAGTAAAAAATTTCATGAACTATCAGCTCATGGATGTGATGAAGGAGTTTGAACCCGAGTTCGATCAACTGCTTTTTTATCTCCCTCTCGCCGGCTCTGCGTTTAAAAAAGTTTATTACGATGAACTTTTGGGCAGAGCCGTATCAAAATTTGTTCCGGCAGATGATTTAGTTGTTCCATACACTGCAACTTCACTTCAAGATGCAGAAGCAGTTATGCATACAATTAAATTATCAGAAAATGATTTAAGAAAAAAACAAGTAGCCGGATTTTATAGAGATGTAGAATTAAAACCTGGTTATGATGAAGAATCAGAAGTTAAGAAAAAAGAAAGAGAATTAGAAGGACTTAAAAAAACTAAAGACGAAGATGTTTTTACATTAATTGAATGTCATGTAAATTTAGATCTAGAAGGGTTTGAAGATATGGATCCTGAATCTCAAGAACCAACTGGAATTAAACTTCCATACATTGTAACTGTAGAAACAGCTTCCAGAGAAGTTTTATCAATTAGAAGAAATTATCAAATTGCTGATCCGCAAAAATTAAAAATTGAATATTTTGTTCATTTTAAATTTTTACCGGGTCTAGGTTTTTATGGACTAGGTTTAATCCACATGATTGGTGGTTTATCTAGAACTGCAACAACCGCGTTACGTCAACTATTGGACGCAGGTACATTAAGCAATTTACCTGCAGGGTTTAAGCAAAGAGGTATTCGTGTTAGAGACGAAGCTCAAGCAATACAACCTGGTGAATTCAGAGATGTAGATGCCCCTGGTGGAAATATCAGAGATGCATTTATGCCTCTTCCTTTCAAGGAGCCCTCTCAGACACTGCTCTCATTAATGGGTATTGTTGTACAGGCAGGGCAACGATTTGCCGCCATAGCTGACATGCAGGTCGGGGACGGCAACCAGCAGGCCGCTGTTGGTACGACTATTGCCCTCTTAGAGCGTGGCTCCAGGGTCATGTCAGCCATACATAAAAGATTGTATGTGGCGATGAAGCAGGAATTTCAGTTATTAGCTGGCGTATTTAAAACTTATTTACCACCAGACTATCCCTATGATGTTGTAGGGGGACAGAGAAATATTAAAGTTTCTGATTTTGATGAGAGAGTAGACATTATTCCAATTGCAGATCCAAATATTTTTTCTCAAACACAAAGAATTACAATGGCACAAACAGAATTACAATTAGCTCAAGCAAATCCGCAGATGCATAATATGTACGAAGCCTTTCATGACATGTACGCAGCAATTGGGGTGAAAGATATTGATAAAATACTTCCTCCACCACAACAACCTACTCCAATGGACCCTGCGGTTGAAAATATTTTAGCAATGTCTAATAAACCTTTTCAAGCTTTTAAAGGTCAGGACCATACAGCGCATATTACGACCCATTTAAACTTTATGTCGACAAATTTAGCGCGAAATAATCCAGTTGTACTTGGTGCACTCGAAAAAAACATTTTTGAACATATTTCTATGATGGCACAAGAGCAGTTAGAGGTCGAAATGAGAGAAGAAATTGCTCAATTGACACAATTGCAGCAACAATTGCAAGCGAATCCAATGATGCAGCAAAATCCGCAAGTTCAACAACAATTAATGCAGATGTCAATGGCGTTAGAGTCTAGAAAAGCTAAATTAATTGCAGAAATGATGCAAGAATTTATGGAAGAAGAAAATAAAATTATGGGACAGTTTGGAAACGATCCAATTGCTAAATTAAAAGCAAGAGAACTAGATTTAAGAGCTATGGATAACGAGAAGAAAAGAGAACAAGATCAAGAAAAAATTAACTTGGATAAATCTAAGCAAATGATGGGTCAAGAGCAGTTTGATGAAAAATTAGAACAAAATGAAGATCTGGCTGAACTTAGAGCTGAGACATCTTTGGTCAAACAAGAAATGTCTAATGATGCTAAAATGAGACAAGATAGGATGAAACAAAGAGATGTTCGTATCTTGAAAGGTCCAAGAAGATAGTATACAATTAAACGAGGAGAAAATATGACAAAACAACCTACTGAAAAAAAATTGCACACTAGTGGTAAAGAACTAGGAGTGGGCAAAGATGGTTATCAAACAGGTGGTATTAAATTTAAAGCACCTTTAGGGCAACCAACTAAAAACAAAGTCAAAGGCCAAAGAGCAATGCTCGCTTCTAAAAAGTCTGAAGTAAGCTGGTGGTAATATGTGGTTTAGTGCAATCAAGCTTGCTTTAAGCGCTGGGAGCCACATTTACAAAAAGCGCCAAGAGACGAAGATGGCTATGGCGGATGCACAATATATGCATGCGCAGAAGATGGCCCGAGGTGAGGAAACTTACCAGGGCAAACTTTTAGAATCCCGAGACAAAGATTATAAGGACGAGGTCGTTTTAGCGATTCTCACACTGCCCATAATCGTGCTTGCCTATGGGGTTTGGTCGGACGATCCGGCCGCTATGACCAAGATAAATCTCTTTTTTGAGCATTTTAAAGCGCTCCCGTCATGGTTTACAAATTTATGGATACTTGTATGCGCCAGCATATTTGGTATAAAGGGAACACAAATATTTAGGGGTGGTAAATAAGGTGGACACTAAGTAGCAAAAAACATATAAGGAGATATTATGTCTAAAAAATCAAGACGAAGAAATAAGAGGTTAGCATTGCTGCTTACATTAGCAGGTGGTGCAGCTTTGGCTGGAAGAGGTAAAAAGAAGTTTGGAACTGATGCAGGATTTTTAAAATCTGGAGCAGCAGGTGGTGCTAGTTTATCATCTCCTCCTATACTCGGAACCGATCATATCAAGGCACCTATTAGAAAAGATGTGCCAGATGTAGCGGTAGATAAAAAAGTAATTATTGGATCAGGCGAAGTTCCTATTGGAAGAATGCGTGGAGCAGGTACCGACGAACAAGCAATAGAAAATCAAAAGATAAGAGCTGCTTATGCCCAAAAAGGAAGGGGAATAAATCCATTTGAACAAACTGCAGCAGCAGGAGCAGCATACGTACCTATAATTCCAAGAGTTATGAAAAGAGGTGTTAACTATCGTATGAAAGCTGGTGGAAGAATTGGTGCTAAGCATGGTGGTCGTGTTACTGGAATTGCAAAACGTGGTTTTGGTAGAGCATTAGGAAGAGGTAAAAAATAATGAGACAAAATGGAGTAAGATCAAATGTTAGATTCCCTTATTCTCAAGGAATGAAAAAAGGTGGCAAAGTTAAAAAGAAACAAGGTTATAAAGATAGAGAAGATGAGTCTATTAGTGCAAGACGTGGAAAAGAGTCTACTAAGAAACAATCTTTCAAAGACAGACGAGACGAGTCTTATGGAAAATGGGGCAAAAGAAAATCCGGCAAAATTAATAAATAATGGGTGATATAGCTTTAAGAGGAAAAGGCCGAGTTAAGAAGCAAGGAGGCGGTCCTATGAGTAGTGCTCGTAGAGACATGACTCATGGATATTATCAACCTGATATGGGAATGCAGGGCGGTCAAATGTATCGTGGTGGCGGAGTCGTTAGGAAAAAAGGTAGTGTTGGCGTTGCTTTAAAACATGGTGGTAGAATTGGAAAGCAAACAGGTGGACGAACTAATTTATTGGAAGAACTAGGCCGTGTAGAAGCTGAACCTTCAAATGCAAATAGAAGAGCTGAAATAAGTAGAGTTCATGGTGAATTAAATAGAGGTTATAAGAGTGGTGGAAGAGCTGGTCTTAAAAAAGGTGGCTCAGCAAATTGGATTCAAGACGTAAACAAATCAATCAAAAAACGTGGAACTAAAGGAAAATGCACACCTATTACAAAAAAAGGTTGCACGGGAAGAGCTAAAGCTTTAGCAAAGACGTTTAAAAAGATGGCTAGAAAGAGAAAGGGCTAATTGCCGTTTAAATCAGAAAAACAAAGACGATATCTCTGGAAGAAAGAACCAGCGATAGCTAGAAAGTGGACGAAAAAGTACGGAAAGAAACCCGTTAAAAAAGTAAAAAGGAGGAAAAAATAATGGATGATTTAACCTTTATAAGTAAGGTGCAGAGAATTATCAAAATGCGTCATGATGATGTTGTTGCAGCCATGGTTTCAGGTGGTGTTGACAATATGGAAAAATATCAGTATATGTTAGGTCAGATACGAACATATCAGTATCTGAGTCAGGAAGTATCCACCCTGCTAGAAAAAAAGGAGCAAAAAGAAGATGGCGGAAAAATTGTCAGTATCAAAGGAAACACCAAAAATCCACTTACCCCCTAAGGGTTTAGTTGGAGTTCAACCTTCAAAAAAAGAACAAGATCTCACTGCAGAATCAGCAAAGCTCCCAACGCCAACAGGTTGGAGAATTTTAGTTTTACCTTTTAAACAAAAAGATAAAACTAAAGGCGGAATTTTAATAACCGATAGTACGATAGAAAAATCTCAAGTAGCATCAACTTGTGGTTTAGTTCTTGCAACCGGACCAAATTGTTATGATAAGGAAAAATTTCCAGAAGGTCCCTGGTGCAAGAAAGGTGATTGGATTATCTTTGCAAGATATGCAGGATCACGAATTAAAATAGATGGGGGTGAGATAAGACTTCTCAATGATGATGAAGTTTTAGCAACCGTGGACAACCCTGAAGATATATTCCACGAATTTTAAACATAGAAGGAGTAAACTATGCCAGAAGATAAAAAGAAAATAAACGAACCGATGGTAGAACTAGATACTTCAGGACCTGAAGTAGATGTAGCTATTCCAGAGGAGAAAGAAGAGTCAGTACAACAGGAGGAAACAAATGCAGAAACTGATAATAAAGACAGTGATAAGTCCGATGATTCATCTGAGAAATCTGGTGAGCAGTTGGATGATTCACCAAGCGAACAAGAGACTAAGAAAGAAACTCCAGAAGAAGGGGATAGTAAGCGACCAGATGACAGTAGCTCAGTTGAAGAATATTCTGAGGGGGTTAAGAAAAGAATAGCTAAGCTTACTAAACGTATGCGTGAAGCAGAAAGACAACGGGAAGAAGCCGTATCTTATGCTAGACGTGTTCAAGGAGAAAGAGACCAATTAACTAGAGTTGCAACTGATTTAGACAAAAACTATGCCGATGAGATGGAAGGAAGAATTTCTTCTTCATTAGCGGCATCACAAGCTAAATTATCGGCAGCTAGAGAACAAAGCGATTCTAAAGCTGAAGTAGAAGCTTTAACCGCAATTTCTCAATTAGGTTATGAACAGGCTAAATTAGCAGAACTAAAAACTCAGCATAAAATGCAAGAAACAGCTGATAAAAAAGAAACTAGTAAGCTACAACGCCCTGTCAGAACACAACAAACACCTCCACCAGATCCCAAAGCGGAAGCCTGGGCGGAGAAAAACGAGTGGTTTGGCAAAGATAATGCCATGACATATACTGCTTTTGATCTACATAGAAAACTTACAGAAGAGGAAGGGCTTGACCCTAAATCTGACGAATATTATGAGGAAGTTGATAAAAGAATAAGACTTGAATTTCCCCACAAATTTGGTAAGAATACTGTAGCAGAAAAAACGACTAGCAAACCTACACAAAACGTTGCCTCTGCAACGCGTAGTTCAAGAACGGCCGGTCGCAAAACGGTAAGACTCACACCTTCCCAGGTAGCAATTGCTAGAAAATTAGGTGTGCCACTAGAAGAATATGCGAAACAACTTATAAACACGCTGGAGGCGTAGGCATATGAAAAATGAAAAAAACACTTCCCGTGCGAGCCAAACTAAAAAAGAAACGCGTAAGAAAGTTTGGACTCCACCGTCGTATTTAGATACACCCAACGCGCCAAATGGATTCCGACACAGATGGGTCAGGATTGAAATTTTGGGATTCGTTGACACGAAAAACGTACAAGGACGCTTAAGGTCCGGCTACGAATTAGTGAGAGCAGACGAATTTCCAGGAGATGATTATCCAGTAATCCAGGATGGCAAATACACAGGGGTGATCGGACACGGAGGCCTAGTGCTGACTAGAGTACCGGAAGAGATCGCGCAGTCAAGACAAGATTATTATGCTAAACAAGCAAAGGATCAAATGACTGCAATGGATAACGATTTAATGAAGGAACAGCATAAGAGTATGCCGATCGAAATTGATCGACAGTCTCGTACAACCTTCGGTGGTACAAAGAAGTAGTTAATTTTTTAACAATTTCTCGGGATAACAACCAATTCCCTACCAGCGATTAAATTAACCGCAAACTATGAAAGTAGTTTGCACAAGGAGACAACTATGGCTAATCAAAGCACAACTGGTTTCGGATTGAGACCAATTGCAAAGATAGGTCAGAACGACAACAACGCTGGTTTAAGTGAATGGAATGTAGCAGCAAGTTCTGCTATTATGTACCATCACGACATGGTTATGTTGACTGCAGATGGAGTGATTTTACAAGCCACTGATTCAGTCGCAAATAACCTTGGCTCATTAAACGGCGTCTTCTATACTGATGCCACTACAAGTAAACCTACTTGGGCAAATTATTCCAAAGCAAGTAACACTGCTACGGATATTGTTGCTCTTGTTAACAGCGACCCTCAACAAATATTTGAAATCAGGGACGCAGGTAGTACATTAGCAGTTGCTGATGTGGGTGGTACAAGTAAGATAGTTGCTACTGCAGGAAGTTCGATAAACTTTGTTTCGGGAGAAACAATTTACGATGCAGCAGGAACAGCGGCTGACCAATTAAAGATACTAGGTGTATCCTTTGACGAACAAAACCAAGATCCAACTGTCGCAGGATGTATATGGCGTGTACAAATATACGAACATATACTCGGCAACATTTGTACTCAAGGTATTTAGGAGAATAAACTATGGCAATATCACGTAATCAGCTAGTCAAAGAACTAGAGCCAGGTTTAAACGCCTTGTTTGGCCTGGAATACAAACAGTACGAAAATCAGTCGGCGGAAATCTATACGACTGAATCATCTGATAGAGCTTTCGAAGAGGAAGTTATGTTATCAGGTTTCGCTAACGCATACGTAAAACCAGAAGGATCTGGAGTTGCTTATGATACGGCGCAAGAAACTTTCACAGCAAGATACACTAACGAGACAATTGCTCTCGCTTTTGCTATCACTGAGGAAGCTATTGAAGATAACCTGTATGACAGACTTGCTTCTAGATACACAAAAGCTTTAGCAAGATCGATGTCACAAACAAAACAAGTTAAAGGGGCAGCACCTTTGAATAATGGATTACCTTCATTGAGTAATTTCACTTCAGGTGATGGTCAACAATTGTTTAGTACTGCGCATCCAACGATTGCAGGTACTTTTCAAAATACTTTAACTACACAAGCTGACTTAAACGAAACTTCATTAGAACAAGCACTAATAGATATTGCTGCTATGACTGATGAAAGAGGTTTAAAAATTGCAGCTAAAGGTGTAAAAATGATTGTGCCACCGGCGAACCAATTTACTGCTGAGAGATTAATGAAATCTCAAGGTAGAGTTGGTACTGCTGATAATGATATCAACGCAGTTAAATCATTAGGAATGATTGCTCAAGGTTATAGAGTAAACAATTTCTTAACTGATACAGACTCTTGGTACATTACTACAGATGTCCCTAATGGGATGAAACACTTTAACAGAGCTCCTCTTACAACTAAGATGGAAGGGGACTTTGATACTGGCAACGTTAGATACAAAGCTAGAGAAAGATACGTTTTTGGCGTATCAGACCCTAGAGGTATCTTCGGTGTCGAAGGTGCGTAAT